TATAGCTTAACCGAGCTAGAAAATATGATACCATTTGAACGTGACATTTATATTACTTTGTTGAAATACCATCTTGAAGAGGAAGAGGAAAGACAGAAACAAAGGAAATAAAATGGCTGCTAAAACTTTAGAGGTTGGTTCAGAATTTGATTATCTTGACGCTGATGGCGATGGGGTAATCACAGACGAAGAAATGGCTCGTGCAAAAGAGATTGCCGAGTTCGAGCATCAAAAAGCGATGCGTGAAAACGAAGATAAAAAAGAAGATCAAATTAGGCAGATGGCATGGTTCGCTCTTTGGGGAATGCTACTGTATCCAGTAGGGATCATTCTGTGTTCTATATTTGGTCTAGATAAAGGTGGTGACTTGCTTTCTGACATAGCTCCAACATATTTTGTTGCTATTTCTGCATTAGTGGCTGCGTTCTTTGGAGCACAGGCATACACTTCCTCATCTAAAACTAAAGGCGGTTCAGCCCAAGCGAGTATAAAATAAATGAGTAATTTACCTGTCATAGCTGCGATAGAAGAGCTACAAGATTCTAATACTGATAACAGACAACGTTTACAGAAAAGTATGCGTGCAGGGATGTTGAACATTGTCCGTTCAGTACAGAGTCTTGAAAACTCTTTTACAAATTTTTCTAAAGCATTTTTAGACGAACAGCAAAAGCAGGCATTTCTCCAGCTTGAGGCTCAAAGAGAAGCCGCAAGAAAGCAACAAGAACAGATTGATAAGAAAACTGAAGACAAGAAAGCTGGAAAAATTGACGTTGGTTTCATGACACTTTCTGGTTTGACTGCGATTGCTGCTTCTATAACTGGATTCGACGATTGGCTAATGTCACTACAGATTCCTCGTATCCTAAAGAATATGAGAAACGCATTTACAACTATCGCCGATAAGGTTAAATCTGCTAAGAATGCTGTATTCGCTGCTGGCGTTAAGATTGCTAACATTGAGTGGGGCAAACTTGTTCCGACTATTCGTTTTCCTGAAGGTGACACTTTTAGTGCAAAAGCTCTTGGTGTTTTAGAAAATGTTAAGAATTCTTTGATGAAGCCTATCCGAGCAACGTTGAGTAGTATTCGTAAAACGTTTCCTGTGGCAGAGTGGGCAGAGACTGTAGGCGATGTTCTAACAAAGGCGAAAACAGGAATCACTTCTGCTCTTGATAGCGTCAAAACGGGTGTAGTAAATAATTTTAGTAAGATAAAAGTTCCAGACTTTCCGACTCTTGCTTGGCCAGATGCAGTCAAGAACTTAAAGCTACCAACTATCGAAGCTCCAAAGATATTCACTGAATTCAAGTTCCCAGAAATGCCAGAGACTGGTAAGGTGTTGGATAATGTCAAAGCATTTTTCGTTGGCACTGACGCAGGTGGTGGCGTTCTTGGTTTCTTTGGTAAAATTGGTGATCTATTAACATCCATTCCTGGACTGAAGACAGCCTTCCGTTTAGTTGGCGGTCCAGTAACCGCCGCACTGCTTTCTATCATCGACTTCTTTACAGGTTTCTATAAAGGGTTTGTTGGTGAAGTTGGTTCTGATGAAATGGATCCAAGAAACGAACGTGAGTTACTAGGCAAGAAAACTGAGACTGAACGAACGCTATCAGAGAAAATCTTTGCTGGTATCGAAGAAGGTTTCTTGAGTTTTGTTGAAGGTATCACAGGAGCGTTCGACTTCCTGTTCATTGAGATTCCTGCTTGGCTGCTAGGTAAGTTCGGAATGGAAAATGCTTCAGAGTGGCTTAAATCATTCTCACTTACTGAAATGGTAAGACCAATCTGGGACGGTATTAAAAACGTATTCAAGTTCTTCAGCAATGCTGAGTACCGTGCGGAACAGGTTACAGCGTTTAAGAGTAAAGTGTCAGACACCTTCAATGATATGTGGGAAACAATCAAAGGTTGGATTGGTGGAATTTTTGACTTTCTACCTTCTATGGATGACATCACACAGAAGCTAAACGATCTAATGCCAGACTGGCTGAAGGTCGAAACAACAACAGGAACAACCGTGGCTCAGACTGGGGTGACCGAAGATGATTTAAAAGCACAAGCCGCCGAACTTGGTCTTATGCAAATGCCTCTTGTAAGTCTTGCTGATACTCCTGATGCGCAACTAAGTTCCGATCAGCTACAAGCTAAGTTTAGAGCAGCTGAAATGGCGAGACAATCCAGAGAAGCTATTGCTGCTGAGAACGCAGCTAGAACACAAGATGTTAGTGAAAAGTCTGCTACACAATCTTCAAGCTCTGCTACAGTTGTCGTAGTTGACAATAAGACTGACGCAAGCCAGACAAGTATTCAGAAGGTTGATACAACGATTGCGGTTCCACCTAAACCTGAACCCAACAACGGTTGGGCGAATATGTCTCAAGCAGACTTTATGAGAATGGCTGGTGGATAAACAGAAGGGCGACCACCGCCGCCCTTCGTTACTTTCTGCTTAGTCTTCTTCAGCAAGCTTTTCAAAGAACGATAAATCGTCATCATCAAACGAATCATTGCTTGCCATGGCTGGCTCAGGTTTCGCTGCCATTTGTGGAGCAGGAGCAACATTCTCCTCAATCTCAATGTTCTCAGCACGTGACGCTGCGGCAGTTGGTGTCTTACCACCGTTCAAGACACGATCAAGTTTCGATTTCAACTCGTCGTATGACTTGAAGTTCTTTGGATCAAGGAACTCTTGTAGTGAGTGCATAGAGTTGTATACTGTTTCCAACTCATCATCATCACCATCAAGAAGCGCAGATGGCTTATCGAACTCGGACTTATCGTAGTTACGATATCCTTCAACGTTACGGATCTTCAATTTGAAGTCTGCGCCTTCCCAGAAGTCAAAAGGATTGATTGGATCTTCATCCTCAAACTCTGGGCTCATAGCTTCGTTTAGTTTATCCCAAATCTTCTTGCCATACTTGTACAAGAATACTTTGCCTTCATTGGCTGGGTTAGCTGGATCCTTCACAACGTAGATGTTTGAGTAATAGGACAAGCGGCGTTTTTGTTTACGTGCTTGCTCTTTACCAGCATCTGTACCGTTGTTCCAAAGCTGTGAGTTGTATTCACCGACTGGATCAGTTTGATTGATTGTTGTCAGTGAGTTTTCGATATACCAGCCACCTGGACCTTGGAAGCCGTGATCGAACATACGCACCCATGGCAGATCCTCATTAGCAGGTTCTGGTAGGAAGCGAATGATGGCATAACCATTGCCCGATTTATCCACTTCAGGTTTCCAGAAGCGATCATCGGCATTGCTGTTGCCACCTTGATTTGATTGGAGTTTTTGTGATTCTGATAAAAGTTTATCAAGAGACTTGTTGCGTGATTTTTTAAGAGATGCAAAAGACATATGTATTTCTCCTTGTATATGCGTTGTATTGCGGTGTATAGTTTAATATAGCTGAATATTCGTTGTATGTCAATATATTTTTTTAACGAGATAATCAAATTTATTTAGCGTCTTAATAGACACTTGTTTGCCGTCCATATCATAGCCGATCATCTCATTCTGATTGATCTTCTTCAAACGTGACAGCTCAAACTGGGACTCTTTCCCAGTAGGGTTGCCATCTGGTCGGTTATACCAGATGGTCACTTCGTATTTATCGTATAAGAGTTCTTTTAAAAACTTCATGTAGCCCAATAGCCCGATTCTAATAACTTTTTAGAGATAACCGAAAGGTTCGTTTCAAGGTCTTTAATACGTTCTTTCGACTCAGTATTTTCTTTTTGTAATTTAGCCAATTCAAATTCAACTTCTGTTAGTGCTTTATCGGTCATTGGTATATCTCCAAAACTATTTTCCTAAGTTTGCGTTTAGGAAGGTTAGAAAAGTTATGAAGGAATGGCTTATAATTATCAAGACGTTTCACAAAATCATTCATTAACAAATCGTCATGCTTCTTCCATGCCTTCGTGTAATTAACAAGATCATCCAGCAACACCATGGTTTCTAGACTAATCTTGTGCCTGAGATGAAGACGGAACAACAGCGGATGCTTTCCATCTTCGTAGATGAAAAGTTTATTAAAATCCTCCTCTGTATCATTTAGCATTTCGATTTCTTGTGTGAAAGAATAGGTTAAGGACTCAACGTTCTTCTTCCACTTCTTAAAGGCAATTTCATTGGATGGTGACATAATATTACCGATCCAAGTGTCGCTGCCAGTTGAGAAGTTGGCTATTAGAAACTTGACAAAGTCGTCTCGTTTGAACTTCTTAGCCGCTTTCTCGAAAAAGTATTTATCTTTGCGAGCCTCATAAGTTGACTGTTTCGCATTAATTTTTCCATTATATTTAAAAAAATCATAATTACTTGTAAAGTGACGACTCACCGCAAGGTAAGTCGTGTAGGCAACAAATCCACTCATACTTTCCTCTACCACACCTGCGTCCAAGTATACATTGAAGCTACGAAGAAATACAACCAAACTGCAAATATAATTCTCATACTGGCAACCTCGCAGACTTCTCAAGGAAGTTTAGATCTTCAGCCTCACGCCTAATCTTATCCTTGATGAGAGAGTTGATTAGCTTGGCAGCAACCTCAACTTCCATCTCATTATTCTCGCACCACCAAACAATGGCGTCCATATATGGTATCTGTTTATCTCGTACAATTTCTTCAATAATAACAGAAAACTTCTTAGTCGTCAATACATCAATCATTAATTATCCCATGTATAAAATATGTGAACGCCGATCACTTTGCTAATAGTCATATCTTTTGCCCAGTAAGGGTTGACGTAGTTAGCGTGATAAAATGTGGCACCGTCTGTAGGATCAACGGTGTTACCGATCATAACATCTCGAGCAATAACCTTTGCTTGCTTCCAAGCTTTCTTTTCAGTGGGTGTCTGATTCTTAATCAAGTGCGTCCAGCTGAACTGCTTTGGTTGGTAAACAACATCACAGATATTGTCTGGCCAACGTGTATCTTCGACACGATTGAGGGTGACATGAGCGACAGCTATCTGCCCCTCAACAACTTCACCTCTTGCTTCATGATAGATATTCATTGCCAAGCACTCTTGTTGAACTGTGTCAACAGTCGGAGCACCTAGCATAGCTATACCAATGGCACCAGCTATTACGCCCATTGTTAGAATCCCGCTCGTTATGTTTTTTATCTTTTTCATACTTATAATATAGTACATTTACGAATAAGTGTCAACACTTATTTTCACAAAACGCCTAAATATTCTATAAACATTATTGTCTGTTCTTCATCCTGAAACGTCGACATTGTAAAGTCGCAGGAGTCAAGATGGAAAGCCATAACCAACCA